AAGATTTTCAATGGATTTTTCTTGGTGGACACCCATTGTTATTACGTCCTTACATTGATAATGGAGACATTCAATTTGTACCTTGGGCGCAGTTGTTAGATTTCCCAAATACAATTAGTAAAATGTCGCCACAAATGACTATGGCTGCATTAGAATCCAATCACTTTAATAGAGCAAAAAGTAATATTAAATTAACGGAATCCTGTCATTTAGGTATCCCGTTTTTCGGACAAAAACTTGAACCTTATAAAGATGCTTTTCATCAATTCAATACAGGTAGCGAAATGATTGATCAGATGAAAAGTGTGGTAATTGATGTAGATACTTACATGGCTGATGTTAAACGTCATAGAGCGTTTGGTGATAATTTATGGTTGGACGACCATCTCCAGGAACACGTAGAAATGTACACACTACCATTTGGACACCAAGATCGCAAGGCTATCATTAAACTTAATCCTGAACAGTTGATTAAATAAATGGTGTTTGGTTATTAAAATTTATATCAAGTATCTTATTACTTTTCTGTATATTTGTAGTTGCTAACATTGGTCTAGTATTTTGATAATTAAAACATTGAAACTGTTCAGTAGTATCAAGTAAATTGAAAAATGTTATCGGAATTATGTGGTCGATATGCCACACTTTACCATAATTTTCCCATGACATATTATCATTAAATTGTAATTCTAAATAATGTTTATAGTTGTTTATAGAAATACCAAGTAGTTGTAAACTATGACCAGATTTGATATTATTTTTTAATCCTTTATTTATTCTATCTCTAAGCGTTACAGAAAGTTTGAATGATACATCATTTTGTTTTCTAATTTTTTGATAATCTTTGTGATAATTAGGATTACGTTTATCCCAATTTTTATTATTCTGTTTTCTATTTATTGGATTATTTATTATCCAGCTTTTACTACGAGCTTTACATAAATCAGCATTTTCTGAATAATATTTTCTATTATAATTATCTTTATAATCAGGATTTAATTCGTGCCATCGATTTAAATTCTTTTGTATTTTCTCTGGATTATTTTTACGATATTGTATATTAGCAAGTTTACAACATTTTTTACACTCAGTACTTAAACCATCCCATTTGGATTTATTTTTATTAAATTCACTAATCGGTTTAGAAATTTTACATTTAGAACAAACTTTAGTAACTTCTTGAATCTTCTCTTCCATTTTGACATACTCCTTATAAATATTTGAGCAGGACAGCAAGTAGTTTACTCCGCTTGTTTCAAGGTGATTGCAAGTCCCTTGATTACTGCTCTTTTAATTATTTAGTAAAATGCCTTGCAATTCAAGTTAAGTATGATAATCTTATATGAAGAAAGAGAAAATAAATTATGACAACAATATATACACAAGACGAAAAAGATACTGATCTAAATAAAATGGAACGTTTAATAAATAAATTGACGATTTTACAATTAGAAGATGAAATTCGTAGATTAGAAGGGTTGCGTAAATTAAACGATCCATCATGAATCCAGAACAGAAAGTAAATTAATATGAGTAGAATTTTCTATGATACAAGTGCAAATATGTGGAAAGTTGCTGATGCATTGTTAAACGATATTAAAAATTTACCAGAAACATCTGACACAAGACCATCACCAAAAGATGATACACCTGTTACAGCCTTTGATGGTACGACAGCAATAAAAATATTAGTCACTATAAATAATGTTACATTATGTACGGAACTATCTATAGGAACAGTTCAGGATATGTTAGTCATGGATTCTACAATAGACCTAGAAAAGATGTTTGGTAAATGTGTACTTGAACATATTAATGCTTTGACGAAAAGACATTGACACAACCCTATAATATGATATGATGTTCGTATGTACAGAAATATAGTATACAGTAATTATAACAAAGATATCACACTTTGGACTTGGGATTCAGAAGGTAATAGGGTTATGGAAAAATACCCCTTTAAACCTTATCTTTATGTAGATGATCCCAATGGTAAAGATGGTGTGTCTTTATATGGAGCAACACTCCGCAAAATGGAATTTGCTGATAAAAGACTTCGTGATAAGTTTTGTTTATCAACTGCAAAAGTTTATGGTAAGCTTCCACCTGCCCAACAATTCCTCATTGATAAGTACAACGGTCAAAATAAAAAAGACGATTTCGATCTTTATCCATTGAAAATTTATTCAATCGATATTGAAACATATTCTGTCAATGGATTCCCCGATCCTAAATTAGCAAATGATCCAATCACTCTTATTAGTATACATAATTCAATTGATGATGGTATTTACACCTTCGCATTAGGTAATGATTATCATACATCTGATGATAAGGTTATCTATAAGTGTTATGAGACAGAAGAAGAAATGTTAAAGGCGTTTATCAAATTCTGGCGTAAAGACTTTCCAGATGTCGTAACAGGTTGGTATATTGATGGATTCGATATTCCATACATCTGTAATCGTATCAATAGAATTTATGGCGAAGATGATGCTTGTAATCGTTTATCACCAACTGGTAGAGCTTGGAAACAAGATAATGTTAAAAAGCGTTTGCAGGATTATGATCAACTTTGGACAATCGAAGGCATCAGTATTCTCGACTATCAATACGTTTATAAAGTATTCACCAGAGAAAAACGTGAATCTTATTCATTAAATGCTATTGGTGAAGAAGAATTAGGTTCAGGTAAATTACAGTATGATGCTGTATCTTTAAGTGAACTTGCTACAAAAGATTGGCATAAATTCGTAGATTACAATATTCAAGATGTAAAACTTCTAGTAGAATTAGAGGCTAAATTGAAGTATTTGAAGACTTGTAGATCACTTTCATATAAAGGATTGGCAGGTTTACCTGCTAGTGTAAGCACTATTGCCATTGTAGACGGTCTAGCGACACAACAAGCTTTACTTGATGGTAAGATACTACCAACCTTCAAGAATGGTGGTAAAGAGGATTTTGGTGGTGGTTTCGTGCGTCCTACACAAGAAGGATTACATAAATCTATTCTTTATTACGATGCAGATTCTTTGTATCCTAATACGATTGTAACGTTAAATATTTCACCTGAAACTAAATTGGGTAAAGTGCTTCGAATGGATGTTGAAAAAGATGAATACGAGTTCATGACTACATCTGGCAGAAAGCATACGTTCAATAAAATGCAGTTTGATGAATATATTAGACGAGAGGAAATTTGTATTTCTAAGTCCAATATTATGTTTACACAGAAGACTAGAGGTATTTTCTCTGAAATTATTGAAGAGATTTATGCAGAACGTGTAAAAATCAAAACCGAAATGAAGCGTATTAGCGATCTAAACGCAACCCATCCTGATGATGTTATTAAGAATAACTACCAGATGGAACAGTTGGATACTGCACAATATACTATTAAGATTTTGCTTAATCGTATTTATGGTTATTTCGCACAGGAACATGCAGCTTTATATGACATTGATCTAGCTTCCTCAGTTACTTTAACTGGTCAAGCAGGTATTAAAATTGCAGCAAAATTCGGTAATGATTATCTAGTAGCCAAAGGTGGTTTGGAATATGATAGTGTAATCATGGGTGATACAGATAGCGTAGTGTTTGGTATTCAACCCATCCTAGATGCTAAGAAAGAACCATTCTTTATTGGTGATAAGATTAATCCATACGTCTTTGAACTTGCTGATGGACTTGGAAAAGAAATCGATACTGTTGTTAGAGCATGGGCTAAAGATGAATTACATTCAACCCATTGTACCTACCACTTTAAACGTGAAAACATTTCCAGTTCAGGTATCTTCTTGGGTAAGAAAATGTACATTTTGAATATTATTCAAGACGATAAGTATAAAATCGTTGACAAATTCAAATATACTGGTGTAGCTGTTGTTAAAGTTGCTACCCCAAAGAAAGTTAAACCACTTATCAAGAAAGCTATTCAATCCATTATTAAAAGTGGTGATAAGAAGGCTGTAAATAAAATCATTAAAGATACATGGGAAACTTATCAGACGTTTTCAATTGAAGAGATGTCTTCTGCTAAATCATTGAATAACTACGACAAATATTTAGAAAAGTCTTGTGATCTTGTTATGGGTAAGGGTACACCTGCACAAAATAAAGCTGCAATTGCATATAATTTGTTATTGAAACGTTATAAATTAGAAAATAAGTACGAATCTCTTAAAAGTGGGGATAAACTTAAATTCTTTTATGTACGATCTAATAAATGGGGATTAAGTGCAATATCATTTCCTTACAAATTTCCAGAAGAGTTCAAGAAAGACTTTAATATTGATACACAGAAGATGTATATTAATACATTATTAAATCCCATTAAGGCTGTTTTTGATGTAATTGGTTGGGAAATTAAAAATCCAACTAATGAAGAAAAAATTGATTTATTAGACTTGTTTGGGGCTTGAAAAACACCAAACTGATGATAAGATATTGTAAAGGATAAATTAAGTATGACAAAAGAAAATCATGTAATGTTTGTAGACACGTTGGGTAGATTATTGCTTGGTAAGTTACCCGTAACCGAAGGTGAAGAAGGTTCTGATATTGTGAAGATCAAGAATCCTGCTATTATTCATGCGACACATAAACAAGAGGGTGGATTGACTATTACAGTTATTCCTATTGTTTTCCGTGAGTTCCTTGCCGATAAGGATGAAGCGACTATGTTTAATTATGCAAGATCATCAATCAGTATTGCCGATGCTCCTATTTTGGATGCAAGAATTATTGGACAGTATGAGAATATGTTTGCTCCTGTTAAAGATATGATCAATGTTCCTCAACTCGCCCCTCCACCTGCAAATCAGAGTGTAGTACCTAAGACTCAACCGATTATCAATTTATTTGATAAGAAGTAAGGTGTATTATGGCTTGTAAGACTTGTGGTAAAGGTAAACCGAAAGAGAAACCAAAGACCGTTAATACAAAGAACATCAAAGATATTGTTAAACAGATAAAAGAACAAAGAAATATACCCGAAGGTAAATGCGGGTTTTGTGACTAAAGGAAAAATATGGCTAAGAAAAAACAAGTAGAAGAAGAAGTAACAATGAGTGATAAAGAATCCGCTAAAATATTAGCTGATGCTATGGGATCAATCGATAAACTTAATCCTGATGCAACTGAACTAAGTGAGGATTCTTTATCGAATGTTAATGATTGGATTGATACTGGATGTTATTCATTAAATGGTATCATATCTGGATCATTATTTGGTGGTATTCCTGTAGGGCGTGTAACTGGTATCGTGGGTCTTTCTGGTACTGGTAAAACTCTTATCATGAATAAGATTATGGCTAACGCTATCAGAAAGGGTTACAAGCCTGTTTATTTTGATTCAGAGAGTGCATTAGACCATCTTACAGCAGAACGTCTTGGTTGTGATATTACTAAGATTAAACACTGTCCAATTGAGTTCATTGAAGATTGTAAGAATCAAATTGTTACACTTTTAAGTAAACTTATTGAAGCTAATATGAAGCGTAAAGTTATCGTATTTATTGATTCTTTAGGCAATCTTGTAACAAGAAAAGAAGTTGACGATTCTCTTGAAAATAGTGGTGCTAGTGATATGGGTTCAAAGGCTAAGATGTTAGGTAGTCTTATTAGACAAGTTACACATAAGGCAGCAAAAGCAGAAGTTCCTGTAATTTTTTCTAATCATTTAATTATGAATCCTGCTGAAAAGTTCCCTAATATTGTCAAATTACAACCCGGTGGTTTGAAGTGTACCTACTTGCCATCTATTGTATTACAATTATCTACTACAACTGAAAAGGTTGAAGATATGGCAGAAGATAATAAAGCTTCCAAATTATCAGAAAATATTTCTGGTGTACACTTGAGAGCTTTGACTACTAAGAATCGTTTTGCCCCACCTTTTGTGGAAACTACTATGATGCTTAATTATAAGACAGGTTTAAGTAAGTATATCGGATTACTTGAAATGGCTAAGAAATTAGAGCTATTTACTAAAGATGGACATCAATACGTTATGGATGGAGTTAAGATTGGATTCGCCAAGAACTTCCAAGACAGCGCAGAATTTTGGGAAAACGGCCCACTTCAAAAATTGGATGTTTTAATCAAAAAAGAACTTACTTATTCAAATGAAAATCTTACAAAGATACAGGAAGAAGTGGAGAAGCAAGGATAACCCTTGCTTTTCTCTCCAATCTGTAGTATTGTATAAAGATATGAAATTTGAAAGGTTACATGATTAAACTAGACAAAAAGTTGTTCGAATATGTGATTTGTAAAAATGCCATGTTCGACGCAGAGTATTTGAGTTCCATCGTAGATCATTACAATCCACTTTATTTCGATAATGAAGATGTTCGATGCATCTTATCGATTATTGTTGATTTCTTTGGTAAACACAACAAAATACCCAACATGACTGAAATCAAAGTCCTTTTGACTGATGATACACAAAAGGAACACATTAGAAGTCTTTTAGCTATTTTGAAGACCATTGATGATGCTAAAGATTATAACGGAGATGAATTGATCGAAAATACCGAACAATTTCTTCGTGAACGTGCAGTTTATATGGCATTGTTACGTACCACTGAGAATTTATCAAACTCCAATATTATTGATACAAGTGCAATCTTAGAGACTTTCAATCAAGCTTGTACGATTTCTTTAGTCGATGATCTTGGGTTTGATTACTTTGAACGTGTTGATGATCATCTTAATGATTTGAATAAACCAAATAATGTAATTCCTATTGGATGGAGTTTTATTGATGAACGTATTGGTGGTGGTATTCAGGCAGAAGGTAAGGCATTATATGTCTTTACGGGATTTACTAATGTAGGTAAATCAATCTTTCTTGGTAATATTGCTATGAATATCGTCAAACAAAATAAGGTAGTTTTACTTATAAGTCTTGAAATGTCTGAACAGATGTATTCAAAACGTATTAGTAGTTCAATTTCACAAATACCTTATTCGATTATTCATGAACATGTGGACGAATTAAAGACCCACATTATGACGTTCAAAGATAATCATAATGCTAAATTAATCATTAAGGAATTTCCTACCAAAGGTGTTACAGTTAATCATCTTAACAGTTATATCAGCAAATTAATCAAGCGTGGTATCAAACCTGATGTATTGGTTGTAGATTATGTAAATCTTTTCAAGAGTAATAAGAAAAATGTCGGCCTTTATGATGAAGTAAAAGATATTGCCGAACAACTTAGAGGAACTACATACAAGTTTAAATGTCCTTGTATAACAGCTTCACAGTTAGGTAGAAGTGCGGCAGGTGTTTCAGAACCGGGTATGGAAAAGACTTCTGAATCTATTGGTTTACCTTTTACGGCTGATGCACAATTTTCTATTTGGAGTGAAGAGGGTGATAAACAAGCAGGATTAATCCATTTAGGTATTCAGAAGAACCGATTTGGTGTTAATTTTGGTCATACCACATTAGATATTGTATATGAGACTTTAACAATTAAAGAACGTCCAATATTCACAACTATGACTAACGCTACTGTAAAATCATCTGATGATACAATTGATGATATTCAAAAAGCATTATCAGCTTCTAAGACTCCTATACCAGCGAAAGCCCCTACATCAGTATCAACTGATCCAACTGATCCCTTGGGTTTACCATATTAAATTTATGATAAAAAGTACTTGAAAAGTGATGTAGAAAGTATAAATAGTTACATGGAAAAAGATAATGCTATAAAGCCTTTTATGAAAGATTGTCCTGTCGTTCTTTTAAGTGAACGAGAGTACGAAAAATCATTAATGAAATTTGGCAGTTTCTTATACCTAATAAATAATAAAAATATAAACCCAACGTTTATCTTCATAAATTTAGTAAAAGAAGAGAAACTACAAAAAATATTCATGGAAATTACAGGGGCAAACACCCTAACAGAAATACTACAAAAGTTATTGACATTTTACCCGAATTTGATAAAGTCAAAGATGGTAAAGGAACAGTGTATAAAGATTGTTAAAAATAAACAACGAAATAAACAGAGAGCAAAAAATGCTAACAGACCTACAAAAAACTATTTACAACACGCATCTAGCAGCAAGTCGTTCACATCAAAATAAACCGTTCACTATCCGCAAAGATTTTGAGAATTTTGAAACAGAAAAATCAGAAGAATACTTAGCTATTCTAAAGATTGAACAGATTATCAAGACTAGTAATTTAAATACCAAGGTATACATTAACGCCCCTTATCTCGTTTATGCTGATACCAAATATTTTGATTTACCATTTTACACCACACAAAAAGCTATTAAAGCTTATACCGTTCATATTAAAAGTATGCAATTTAAATTACCCGATGATAAGGAACAATTGGAATTTATTAAAGATTCTCTTATTTTCATTAAAGATTATTGCATCAAAGAAGGTATAGTATTAGATAAGTATTTCTCACAAATGGAAGGCATTGCACCTGCATGGGCAAACCATATTGTGACATACAAACTATCAATCTATCTATTTATTGGTTTCGAACTTTTAGGGGTTCCTATACGAGATATCATGTATGATTTACATCCAGATGATAGAGAGATGTATCTAGGTAACATAGATGAAACGTACCCTAGATATAAAGCGAATATAAACAATTCAATTATAGCTAAAAAATTGATAAAGGAAGGGGTGGCACGAATAAACACATTGATTAGTGCAGAATGTTTACCGTTCTAAAAAGAACAAAAATAAATAAAGTTTGGACTTGAAAAGTCCTAAAAAAATGATATGATCTTAATATAGATCGAACAAGGTATAATAAAAGAAAGAAAAAGAAAAAGGAAATTATGATTAATTACGAAGAAATGTTGAATAATATTGTTAGTATTAAAGAGAAGATGAACGATGGTATCACCAAGCATATCTTGAAAACAGATACAATTGGTAATGTTATCACAGGAAGATTGCTTCCTAACATTAAAGATATAGACCCTGAAACAGGAGCAATTCCTACTGAATATTCTTACTACTGCCATTTCGTGCGAAGTAAGATTGACAATTCTAATATCTATGTGAATTGTTTAAATACTCTTGGTAATCCCTGCCCTATCTGTAAAAAGAGTATTGAAATGTGGAAAAGTGGTGACGAAAGTAAGAAGAAACGTTCCGAAGGTATTCGTCGTCAACACAACTTCGTTACTAACTTTTATGTTATTAATGATGTGAAGAATCCTGCTAATAATGGTAAGGTTATGTTGCTCAAGTATGGTAAACAGATCGATATGAAGATCAAGGGTGCGCTTGAGGGTGAACTTGCTGAGTTTTATGGTAAACGTATCTATAGACTTGATGAACAAGGTTGTACGTTTATGATTAAGGCTGAGAAGAATGCTGATAATAAGAATAGTAAAAATTCTTATGTCACGTATACAAATTCAACCTTCTTACCTGCGGGTCCGATTGTTGGCATGACACCGGAGAAGATGAATGAGATTATGTCAGCTACTCATTGTTTGTCTGCACCTCACAAGGTTTGTAAGACTCCCCAAGAGCTTATTGATCTTTTGAATAAGCATTATTTCATTAATGATGTTCAACAGACATCAAATGCTGATGTTGAGACATTCACTGGTAATGTTGGCAGTTCTACTGCAACTTCCACTGTAACCACAGAGAAAAAGAGTGATACAGTTAGTGTTGATGAAGCTACCTTAGATGATATGATTAAGGAATTGGGTTAAATATGAACCAAGACGACCTAACTGATTTACTTGCTTTAGGTGGTGCTGTCAGTCAACAGATCAATGCTTCAAATAGCATGAGAATGGAATATGACAAAGCCATACCTAGATTAGACCCAAGAAGATTAATTCAGGACGCTACAGGGGGGTTTGGGCAACCAACCCCCTCTCATTATCAACATAATGGTAATTCTGTGCAAATGACTAACGCACCTGCCATTATTAATGATGTTGACTTTAAAGAAGTGCGTGTATCTCCTATGATGGGATTAATACCCGTAGATGAGGCTTTAACGGATGATATGCGTAAGAGAGGCATCACTGGTGCAGATTTTGTTAATAGAGGCACCACAGGCACACCAGCCCACTTACAAGCTGCTAGAATAGCTGGTAATATACAACCTGTAATTAAAGAAGATAAAGATCAAATGCAGTTTAC